AGCGCATAGATTGACTGTCTTTGTACCGCCTAAAACTCTCGGTACAACATGGTGCGCGTGGTCTGCGGTGACTCCACATTCAAAGCAATCGTGATTTTTGGTCTTTAATTTGGGCATTAAACTCAGCAAGCATTTCGCGATAATCTCTCGCATAGAGTTTAATCGGTTTACCTGAGTCTGCAAGCATTTGATCTACCTGAGATTTTCCGTATTTTGCAATCATAAACATCGTATAGTTCTGAGCAGCGACCCCGTGTTTCATTCCGAACAGATTGCAACCAGGGCACTGCGGCCATACATTTCTCTTATCTAGTGAGAAATAACTAGACTTACCTTTCGGCAACCAGTGGCCGCCGTGAACTTCTTTGTAATGCTTAACGACTCCGCACGTCACGCATTCGCAATAGCCTTCGTCGTCTGCTTCCTCCAGGCGCCGGAGTAACTGAAATGCCTTTAGTGTCTTAGCCCTGAGCGTCTCTGGCACGTCTAAACTCGCTGTCTTCTGGATTGGCTAATTGTACTCCTTTATCTAAGCCCCAATGAAAAACCTTCTCCATGAAGTCATGCATCTCACCTTTCGTAAGAGTAGACGTTGATCGGAGTTGGTTCTCAATAACCGTACTGCCAACATGGATATTCTCAGTGCCAAGAAACTCATTCTTCATTAGCTTCTTGACCATGTCAGGAGTCACGTCTATTTTGCTTGAGAAATACTCTGACATCTGCCCACACCACATATGGAACAGAGCATTCTGACTGAGACTTCTAACCGTGGAATACGTTTCAAACTTCCAGGCTATAGGCCGGCTAAAGTCCATCTCATTCAGCCTGTCATGAAAGTTCTTGATAACGTCAGCAACGTCCCGACGATGATTTACCATCCAGAACTCACCTCTCATTGAATTTATCTTTGATCATGTCCCAAAGATCCTCAATAATTAGCCTGATTTCAAACCAAAACCTCTTCAATAAATTAGTCATTGGCGAGCCTTAAAAAGTCAAATACGTCCATCTTCAAATAAGCGCAAACTTTAACTACTAACGACAACTTTGCGTCTTCTCTGTATCGCCACTGAGAGACTTGCTGTTTAGTAATCCCCATCTGGGTAGCCAGTTCAATTGAACTGACCCCCAGTTTAACCTGTGCTAATCTCAGGCTCTTGCCGAAGTTAAAACGGTAAGTCGTCATCTTCAATCCCACTTGCTGCCGGAGCGCTTGAATTAAAGACATCCTTCATCTCGCCTCTCATGATCGGCTGGTTGCCAGAGTTCTCGTTCTTCCACAAAGAAAGATCCAACGTCTCACCTTCTTTAATGTCTCGGTGAGCAACGACTTTCCCGCTTAATACAGGGGCCTTTGGATGCTGGCTATCAGTCTTCCACAAACTTACTTTTCCACGATTATCATATTCCATACATAGTTCCTATTTTCTCAAAGTTTAAGTTTAAATCCTCCAGTAGTTTTTCAACTGCCGCTGAAAGTCCGGCAATGAACTCATCGTCTCGTTTTACCTCCATAATGAGATTTGAGTGATCAGGGTGATAAGACATAAAGAAATACCTGTCAAAGTCCATTAACCACATAGTCCCTTGAACTTGAGCGTAATACTCACTAGGCATTTTTCCATTACTTGCACCTTCTGCAAGATACTTAACATGGACCGCGGGTGATGGGCATTTGATTTCAAGGCCTACACCGTCTACCAGCCGGTCTGGGCTGCAACCAACAGTCTGATCATCGTTGGTTACAAAGCCCACTTCTCGGCAGGGTAAGTCGGTCTGAAACTCAAACACATTGGCTGCTTGCGGTTCTAGGTCATTGCCACGCTGCATCCAGAATGATTTGAATCCTTCTTCTCTTTTCCCACTCAGTCGTTCTGCAAGCAGCTCATACATATACTTCTCACCAGACGCTGAAGGCTTCCCTTTAGGCGTTACAAGGTCTTTAAACTTGGATGCTGATGGCATTCCTAGTCGCAGCCTAAACCACGCCTCAGTGCCTTGATCTACGTTGTGGATAATCATGCACTAGCCTTTTGATCGTATTTTAAATGATCGTTAACACACCACTTTTCAACCAAAGAACTACCTCGTCTGCAAGCTCCTGAATTTTCGTGCGAAGAGATGTGAAAATCTTTGCAAAGCTTTTTGCTTACCTGATAATAACAATCATCATAATCAGGCTTTTTCTTGTTTTGCTTTAATTTTTTCTGATAAAGGTTGTCAACCTGAGATGTCATTTCATAAGAACAAATAGCCATTTCAAGCCTGTCAATCAAATTTCTTATATCAGATATAGCATCTTTCTGAAGGATGTCGTAAGCAGTTACAAAGCCGTGATGTAAATCTATTACAGCTTCTCCTGAGTTGTCAGACCAGTAAACAGTAAACAAGCTGCTCAAATCGTCATCTTCATATCTTGTTGTAAACGCACTTCCAGTTGATGCGATTGAGTACATGTCAGATAATTTATCTGTAACGAATCCTCCACAATCTTCAATTTCGTCCCAATCTTTAAAATCACCCCATTTAAATTCTTTCATTACTTAGTCTCCTTAGCTTGCTTCTGTTTCTTAGCTTGAAGCTGATTCTTAGCCTGAGTGAACTGAGACTCGGTTAATTGTTTAAGATCTTTTACACCGTAAATTTCCAGAAACTTATTGCGGTCAGACTTGGTTGAATCTAACAACGCGTCCAGCCATGCGACCTTCTTGTCAGAGATGTTTTCAATACCGATTGTAGTGTCAACCGTTAGATCTTGAGCGTCCGTATCTTCGTCACCACAGATGGCAAACATAGACTGACTTTGGAATCGCTTGAGGTAGGTAGCCATAGACCCAAGGTCTTGCATCGGGTTCTTGGCTTGAGACGAGATCGCTACGCTGGCAACCTGACGAATCCACTGACCGCTTGAATGCGTGACCTGGGACGTTACCGCAACTCGTTCGCCATAAGCCTCTACGGTCTGCATGAACGCTAAACCGTTAGCCGCGCAAACAGGTCTAATGCAATTAAGCACAGACGTTAGATCAGCGTACTTGTTCTTTAAGAACGTATTTTGAATGTTCTTCGCAGGATTGCGAATTTCGGCTTGCGCTTTACTTAAAGCAGCAGAGATTTCTGCTATGTTTTCTGATTGTTCCATCGTCTTCCTCCAGACAAATAGATATTGGAGGTAAGATTTTAACGGTTATGGCGAATAAGTCAACAAACTGAGTGATTAATTTAGGGCAGGAAGATGGTATGCTGTACGGATTCTCGTGCTCCTCCGCACACGGCCCCTTCGGGGGCCAACTTCTAATACACCCAAATAACCCTAGCACTTGTCCTAGTATCTACATGGACAAATCCTTTTGCCACGCCGATTCCACTGAACCCAAGTTTAATAGCTGCGGCAACCAGACGATAACGCTGAACCCCACTGCTAACAGCAATATCAGCAGCCCTGCCTGTCGTATGCTGTCCTCCGCCATTAGGCTTTTTAGCTTCAAGACTGTGACGAGGAGACCGATACCCAGACGTAATGACAAAAGGAAAGCCAGCTTCAAAGCGTAGTGAGTCCAGCGCGTGAACAAATTCTTCTGAGATCTCATTTTCACCAGTCTCCTGACAAGCAAATTCTTCTAGCTTAAAATACTTAAACATCATTTATCTCTGTGTACATTATTTTTCTTCTCGTAAGTTCTCATTGCACCTAAGCCTAACATTCCCATCAACACGGGCATCATAGTCTCCAGAGGAACCAGAGGTATAATTATGTCTATACCTAACAAGGCCAGCACAAAGTTGCTAAATGGGATGGTAATAAAGTTTCCAAACATACCTAGAACGCAGACCCAACCGACTGCGGGTCGCCATCCAGCTACAAACAAAGACTCATGAGCCGCTTCAACCTTGTTGACTTCCAACTGACCCTTAGCAAGCTCCTGAGCGTGTTGGTCAGCCATTGTAGCGAGGTCATGGGCCAGCCTAGCCTTCTGGTCTTTGTCCTCTATGAACTTGTCTAACAAACCCGTAACAGGGCCAATGAGCGACTGAAGCATAGCTACCTCACAATCGCAAATATTATAGTGAAACAAGCGTACAGGCCGACACAAACCAGACTACACGCAACCACAAGCCCTGCTATGTGCATTCGCTGATTAACTTTCTGGATGTGAGCATTCTTGGCCTCTAGCCTTGCCTTACGAGCCTTAGCTTGAAATATAATAAAATCATC